CTGGGATGTACAGGATTTTTATACCAGCCTATGAGGCGTTAGAAGGGTTTTTCGATAAGCACGGTAATGCGGTTATAGAAGATCCAGAAAAACCTGTAGAAGGGATTGACGGGGAAATGATTGACCAGGGGAGTAAGACTTACTTAAAGAACGATAGGAAATCCTTTAAAGATGACCCCTCGGAGCTCAATGAGGTTATTAGGCAGTTCCCTTTCACTACAGATGAGGCATTTAGAGACAGCATAGAGGGAAGTTTATTCAATATAGGTAAGATCTATCAGCAGATAGAGTTTAATGACGACCTATACCCTAATCCTGTCGTACAGGGTAACTTTGTATGGCGAAAGAAAGATGAGGAAGTTGTGTTCTCTCCAGATCCAAATGGACGGTTCCGAGTTGCCTGGATGCCGCCTGATCATCTTAGGAACAACAAGGCAGACGAAAGAGGTAAGAAGATTGCCCCTAATAAACATATTGGGGTAGGCGGGGTTGACTCATATGACCTAGATGCTACTGTAGATGGTCGAGGTTCTAAAGGAGCTCTCCATATGTACAACAAGTTTAACATGGATGTCCCTGCGAATATGTTTGTAGTGGAGTATGCTTCTCGTCCAGATCTAGCCAGTATATTCTACGAAGACGTCCTTATGTGCTCTTTCTTTTACGGGTATCCTTTACTGGTAGAGAACAACAAGTATGGGATTGTAAGGTACTTTGAATCGAGAGGGTATGACGGTTACCTCATGGATAGGCCAGACCACCTTAAAACTGGTAACTCTTCTGTAAACGTTAGGACTAAAGGGATTCCGTCTAACTCTCAGGATGTTATCCAGTCTCACGCTCAGGCTATCGAGGCTTATATTCATGATCACGTAGGTATAAAGCCAGAATCCGCTGAGTTTGGCAATATGTACTTTAACAAGACCTTAGAGGATTGGATTGGCTACAAAATAGACAAGAGGACTAAGTTTGACTTGACTATCAGTTCTGGACTGGCGTTACTTGGCGCTCAGAAAACAAAGAAAGAAAAACCTAAGTCGGACTTTAATGAGAAGCAGTTCTTTAGGACTTTTAAGCCGAAAACCTGGCACTTGTAGTTTTACTATATTTGCAAGAGCTAATCTCGCAACACTAACGGTAAATGTACAACGATAAAGGTAAAAGTGCTTCTGGATTCCCCGACCCGCTCGCATCAGCACAGGTAAAAGAAGGAAAGGAGTATGGCCTTAGCTATGCGAAAGCTATATACAAGCAGTGGGGCAACGTAGACCAAGAGGGAGGATTATATAACAAAAGATCTAAGGTTTTTGCGCGAAATAGAGACTACGCAAACGGAACCCAGGACACTAAGATTTACAAACAGCTACTTAATACGCTAGATCCTAATAATGGGGACGGTAGTATGCTTAACCTTGACTTTACTCCTGTTCCAATCCTACCGAAATTTGTTCGCATTGTAGTAAACAAGATCTTATCTCTATCTCCGTATCCCAACTTAGAGGCTATTGACCCTCTCTCTTCTTCTGAAAAAGACGCCGAGAGACGAAAGACAGAGATGTTGATTCAGCAGAAAGAAACCCTTCGTCAAATTAAGCAAAAAACGGGGGTTGATGTAGCGGGTGATCTTGATTCTGTCCCAGAGACCTTAGAAGAGGCCGAAATTTTTCTTGAGAATAACATCAAGTCTTCTTCTGAGATTGCAGCGCAGATAGCGACAAACATGACGCTTTCGTGGAATGATTTTAACGATACGGTTTATCGTAGATCCGTCAACGACATGGCTACGACAGGCATGGCGGTTATTAAAAGATCTAATGATCCCTCTTACGGAATTAAGACCGACTACGTAGATCCAGCGAACTTTATACATAGCTACACAGAAGACCCTAGTTTTTCCGACTTGGTGTACGCTGGTCATGTAAGAAGAATGCCTATTCAGGAACTGCGTCGGATTGCTTCTGATCAGTTTACGGACGAAGAATATAAAGAAATTGCTAAGCAAGCTCAAAAGAAATATGGTTATGACGCTTCTAAGCTGAACCAATCTTCTTACGATGCTTACAACAATACGTCGAACTATGGCTTTGATCAATACATGATCGAGGTTCTTGATTTTGAGTTTACCGCTGTTGACTGTATCTATTTCGAAGAGAAAGAAAGCAAATACGGCAACCAAGGGTTTTATATGAAAGGGGATAACTACAAGGCCCCTTTGAACTCTGTGTATGAGCGATCTGTAGAGAAGCTTGAGAACGCCGTCATCTATGGCGGTTGTTACGTTCTTGGTACTGATTTCCTGTTTAACTACGGTAAAGAGGTTAATATACCTAAAAACGTCCACGATATTTCCAAGGCTACGCTTTCTTATTCTGCTTGCGCTACGAATATGCTTAAGATGATGCCTAAGTCTATGGTAGATAGCTGCATAGGTTTCGCTGATCAAATTCAATTGGCTCACTTAAAGCTACAGCAATCGGTTGCGAAGGCTAAGCCTGACGGGATTATCATTGATATCGAAGGGTTGGAGAATGTCCAGTTAGGTAAAGGGGGCGAGCTCCAGCCTTTGGAACTTCATGATATCTACGAGCAGACGGGTGTATTCTATTATAGAAGCAAGAACCCAGAGGGAGGTTTTCAGAACCCGCCTATCCGAGAGATTGGCAACAGTATTAGAAATGTAAACGAGCTTATAGGCTTGTACAACCATTACTTGCGTATGATCCGCGATGCTACAGGGATCAACGAAGTTATGGACGCCTCTTCTCCTAAAGGGGATGCGCTTGTAGGGGTTCGTCAGCAAGCTTTGGCTGCTGGTAACAACGCTATATACGATATTACTAACTCTTCTATGGTTCTATACAAGAAGGTTTGCCAGGATGTAGTTAAGTGTTTGCAGGTAATTCACCCAGAGTCAATCCTTTATCGCGTTTACGAGAACGCTATCGGTAAAGAGAACATGCGAGTTCTTTCTTCTTTCCGAAATCTGTCTATGTACAACTTCGGAGTTAACGTAGTGAAGGAAATGGAGGAGACTGAGAAGCAGTATTTGGAGCAAAACATCCAGATTTCTCTATCTCAAAAAGAGCTTGATTTAGAAGACGCTATGGCTGTGAGACAGCTTAAAGATGTTAACCAAGCGGAGAGGCTGTTAGTGGTTCGCCGAAAGAAGCGTATCGCTATGAACCAGCAGATCGCTATGCAGAACTCTCAGCAACAAGCTCAGATCCAGCAAGCTTCTGCTCAGGCTGCGTCTCAAGGTAAGATGCAGGAGATGCAAATGGAGGCTCAGATTGCTACTCAGGAAATGCAGCTCAAGGCTCAGTTAGAGGCGCAGCTAGAGAGCGTTAAGCATGAATTTAGAAAAGAGATTGAGATGATTAAAGCTCAGGCTACTCTTGGATTTAAAGAGGATGATGAGAACTTTAAGCAGAAGCTTGAGGTGTTAAAAGAGGACCGAAAAGACGATCGAGTAAAAAAGCAGGCGGTTGAGCAGAGCAAGCTACTTTCTCAGAGACAAGAAAAGAGAGGTGAGCTGCCAGACGATTCTGATCCTAGCGGCATGGATTCACAACTATTAGGAGGACTATAATATGGCACAACAATTAAACTTAGACAGGTCTCAGCGAGTAGACATCGTCTGTAGGAAAGGTGATACGTTTACCTTGAACTTAGAGTTAAAAGATGACGCTGGGGTGGCTATTGATGTCTCAGGCCACACTTTTTTAATGCAAGTAAGAACCTCTGAAGACGATAACCCTGCTACTGATGACCTTCCAGCGGCAATCTTGGTTCCGACGGCAGATGCGTCTACAAATGGAGCTTCTGGCCTCGTTAAGTTCTCGGTAACCGCCACTGCCATGCAAGCCATCGCTTCTGGTCTCTATGTCTACGATATCTCTCAACACAATGGTGCGTCAGGAACTGCTGAAGTGGAAGAAACTATTCTTTATGGTACCTTCAAAGTAAACGAGGATATAAGCATCACAACATAATGGCTAAGATAAACGTTACTTTATCTAAAGGCCCTAAAGGAGGCAAAGGGGATACGGGTGCTCAAGGAGCTACTGGACCTCAAGGACCACAAGGTCCAACAGGAGAGCAAGGTGTTCAAGGTCCAGCCTCATCTCCAGCCCCAGCGCCTTCTGTATCGGTAGGTACAACGACGACTGGTGCGGCAGGAAGCAACGCTTCTGTAGTTGACGGGGATGCGGGGACAGGTCTTTTATTAAACTTTACGGTACCTCAAGGGGCTACTGGACCTACAGGACCTCAAGGGTCGGCTGGGGCTGACTCTACAGTCGCTGGCCCTCAAGGTATACAGGGGATTACGGGAAATACAGGCGCTACGGGTGCTATTGGACCTACAGGGCCTCAAGGACCTACAGGTCCGACAGGAGCTCAGGGGATACAGGGGATTACGGGAAATACAGGTTCAACTGGTCCTGCTGGCGATATCTCAACTTCAAGCATTGATGATTTAAACGATGTAGACACCACTACGGCAGCCCCAGCAGACGGCCAGGCTTTAGTGTGGAACAACACGAATAGCGAGTGGGAGCCAGGAA